GCTGGACCAAATGGTTCTGCTATTGCATCACCTGTATTTCTTGCAAAAGGATTATCTACTCCTAATATATTTGGTCTTATACCATATTCATTTACACTTAAAATTTCTAACATATTATTTATATCAAGCCAATAAGATGTAATGCCACTATACTCAATAGCTTTATATAATCTTTCTTCAGTTGACATATATTGCCAGTAACCAGGATTACGCAATGCTACACCAATACCTCCAGCTAATATCATAGAAGCTATACCAGAAAAAACTCCTCTATGTCTACCTTGTAATGTTGAATTTAATATTTTATTTTGTGCTCCTACTGCCCAAGTCATAAATTGAAATGGTATTTTATAATATGTAGATTGATGATCTCTTAACTTTTTATTAAGTTTACTATATCGTACTATACCAGCTTCCATTACTAATGGTTTATCTGCTTGTGTAGGAGTCATATAAGTATTTGTAACTTCCATTCTTATAGCATTTAAATACTTTCTAGTTAGTATAGGATCTTTATCATACCAAAATCTATGATTGTCATAATAAACTCCAAGTTTGCCTTTGTATGTATTTTTAGAATTATGCTTTGACCAGTTGTTATGTATAGCTTTTAGATCTTTTTCATCTAATCCATAAGTTTTTAATATTTGTAAATCTAAATCAAAATATTTATTAAGTGCAGAACTTTTTTCTTTTTTGTTTAATATTGCACCTACTCTTATTATCCTATCAGCCGCCATTGGCAATATCATTTTTTTACCTTTGGCAGTCCATTCATTTAAACCACTTAATACATATAATTTATCTTTTGCATAAGATGCTAGTTTTTCTGCACCATCAACAAATCTACTTGTTGCTCTTCTAAATCCTACACCACCATCATTAATACCTTCTGCTTTCATTCGACTAGCATTGTTTAAAATATTTTCTATTCCTATGCCAGCATTAAAAATTAAATCTTGATTTGCTTTAGTTACTTTTGTCCATTCATCAATATCTCTAAACCAGCTTCTTAAATATCTTCCAAACACTTCGTTCATACCTCTGTTTAAAATAACTTTCATTGGATCTGCGGCACTAGCAAATATAACTTGACCCATCATTGTAGAGTGTGCAAGATCCATTACTATTCTAGATGCTTGATTTGTAGGACTACCAAGATCAGTTGATATAGGTTGTCGTTGTAGTAAAAGACTTAGAGATATTTCAAAATCATCATTTTGATTATTAAATCTACTTAAAAAGTTTTTAGTATCATTGTTTGCTTCGTCTGCATATTTTACTAATATGTCATCTAACATTTCATATTTTTCTTGTTGTGCAAATCTATCACCTCTAAACATTCTAGCAGATTCAATACTTGGTCCGACTTTTGTACTATAGTTTCTTGATATTGTTTCTGCATTTGCGTGTATAAAATCTGCTACTCCATTGTATTCTTTTAATAACTGGTATGGTGGTATATCAAGTTCTCTACTCATTTGATGTCTTGTTAATCCTTTGTTCATAACACCATCAACATCACCCATTACAGAAGTTTGTGTTAATTTATTTATAGTTTTCTCTGCTTCAAATTGTGCTTGTAATTCTACATCTTCTAGTGTTGGCACTCTTTCTACTTCTAATCTTGTATCATCTGTTAGTCTTAATAAGACTTTTGGATTTTTAAATTTTACTTTTATATTTCTATTATGTGCTTGTTGTATTGCTTTTAATTTTCCAATAGGTTTATTTAGATAATGATTTTTAAAAAGATCTACTGCTGTATCTCTGTATGCTACATAGTTTTCTGTAATGTGATTATGAGGAAAATAGTATTTAGTATTTATATTTTCTAAACTTAGCTCACCTCTAAATCTATCATTAATTACTTTATAGTGTCGCATATACGTATCTACATCAATATCTTTTACTTTAATTTTACTAAATACACTATCTGGTATTTTTGTTTTTTCTGTCTTTAATAAAAATACATTATCTTTTGGCATAACTGTTTTGTACTGTTTTAAATTTAAACTGTTACCCATAAGATCATCTAACATATCAATTAATAAATTTCTGTGATCTACAAATAAACTATCAATAAATTGATCATCAGTAGGATTATTTGTTTTTTTAAATGAATGTAAATGGTTATCTATTCTTTTAAGTTCAGCTATATCAAATTCTAATTTGCCCTGGAATTTATCATTTATAGCTTGTTCTATATTTTGTTCATTAAACTTTCTTTTGTATACTTTTGGATAATCAGAATTATCTATAATTTTTTGTAAATACTTTTCACTAACTGGATACAATGATGCTCCTCTTTGTTTTTCAATATTCTTTTTTAATTGTAGTTGTATGTATTCATAATCATCAATAGCATCTAATAATCTTTCTGTAGCTAAATTGTATCTTAAAAAATCACTTTTCTTTTTACTTTTTATTTTACTAAGTTCTTTTCTTCTTAATAAAACATTTTTTATGTCTTTTGATATACGTGCTTCTGTATTTTCAAAAGTTCTACTTCGTACAAAAAATCCTACTTCATCACCAGCAACTTCAAACTTTTTAAAAAATTTATGTAAACTTTTAGCACTATTTAATATGTGTGGATTAGGTTGCATTTCAGCATCTAGTTTACCTAATTGTTCTGCTTTTATTAAAGTTACCCCTACTTCTCTTTGAAAATCATCAAAGGTCATTGTTGTATCTTCTTTACCTGTCAATCTATTATATAAACCTTTTGCTTGTTGTTGATAATCTTTAAAAGCAAAACCTACTTTTACTTCTAATGGTTCAAATGGTTTGTCTATATTATGTAATGCTAAAAAATCTTTTTGCATACTTTTTATAAACTTAGCTGTTTCTCCTGTCCATTGTAGATTGTTCATAAGAACAGTACCACCTGAATCATTTATAAAACCTTTTCTACCTGATAGTTTTGTTTTATTTAAATACTGTCCACCATCACCAAAAGCTGATAAAAATATATTTTGTGTTTTATCAGACTTACTAAACCTAGATATACCTTTATATACTGGTGATATTTCGCTTAGTTTATTCATTGGTGACCAAACAAACTTATTATCTTTTTCTAATTGTGCTTTTGCTTTTTCGTTTTTTGGTAGATATTCAAAACCATTTTCTTCAAATAATTGTTCTTCTGGTACTTTTTTAATATCTGGTACTTCTATAGTGCCATCAAATTTATCTGTATTTGTATTGTTAAATTTTACAGTTTTTGTAGATACAGGAAATACATTACTTTTTCTACCTTCTGCAAAATTAGATGCGTTATGATAATTTTCGCCAAATCTTTTTGCTGTTATATGACCAACACCACCACCTAATAATCCTCCAAATAAAGCAGAACCTCCAACATTTAATACTGATTCAAACATTCCTGTATCAAGAGGATCTGTTTTTTTACGTATTGTTTCTACACCAGCACTTAATGCAAAAACACCACCAGCAGTTCTTTTAAATCCTCTATAAAAACCTAAGCCTTTTACTGTTGGTAAAGGTATTAAATTTATTGGGTCAGCTATGCCAGCAAATATCATAGCAGAAAACCTACCATTAGATAACTCATCTCTTAGTTGAAGATTTTTTTTATACAAATCCATATGAAAATCTACTTCTTCTTGACTGTTAGAATCTAATACATCATCTAAAATTTCTAAAGGTGCATTAGCTATATGATCACTATTAACTACAAAATTAGGATCTGATTGCCCTACTATACTTTGTTTAAGTTTTGCTAATGGATTGCCATATGTGTATCTATAGTTATTACCAACATCTTTCCACCAACCAACTTTTTTACTTACATTATCATCTACATTGACACTATTAACAGATAGAAGTTCTGGTGCTTCTTTAAGAATATCTGCCATTATCTATTCCTACTATTTCTAAACTCAATATATTTTTTTGTATCATTTTTTGTAATATTTGTAATATTCTGTAATACACTTTCTGCTTTTTCTTTTGTATCAAATACAGGATACATCATATAATTATGTTCTCTTTCAGGTACATCTTTAAGTAATAATTTATTATCAGATACTATAGGTGTTTGTGTAGGAACTACATAAAAGTTTCTATTAAATTTTTTAACTTCATATTCTATAGGTTCTTCAATGTTATTTCTAATTATACTGCTTGTAAGATAAAATCTATTTAAACCTATTAAATAACTTTCTCCATTATTTTCTATGTTTACATTATCAAAATTAAAACGTAATCCTTCGTGTCCTTTTTTGTATCTAACATCTTTTGCTCCTATAAAACCTTTTACTTTTTCTGTAATAATACTAGCATTTTTGTCAGCAGTTATTGCTGTATGATACAAATTAGATTTTAAATTATTATTAAATACAACATTACCTGGAATAAGAACTATCTCATTATCTTTATCTAATACTGGTTCTAGTGGTCCATTATCTATTTTACGTGCTAAAGCATATTGACCATCCATTTCTACTAAACCAGCATTTACACCAAGCAACAAAGGTTTATTATCTATAGACAATAAATTTTTTGCTGATGTTTCATTTATAATTCCTAAATGTGGTTCGTGTATTTGAGGTATTGTTTCATCAAGATAAGAATAGTTTTCTGTTTCTTGTGCTGATATTTCTTCTCCACGTACATCAACACCACCAGCTTGTTTAAATAGTTGTACTATATGTATATTAGGTAAAAAGTTTTTTGGTCTGTATTTACCATCAGTTTTACTTTGTAACATTCCTTGCACATCATATATTGCTTTAAAATTATTATGTGGTGAATAATTAACAGCTCTTAAATCTATAGATAAATTATCCATAGGATAATTTGATTTTGATGAATGTCCAAATATTACACTTGATCCATCTTCAAAAGATATTTTATTATCTAGAACAAAATCCATATGTTGTTTATAAGAATCTTTAATTGATGATGAATCTATATCTTCTACTACACCTATTGATTTTTTTATAGCGTGCAATCTTAAAAACTTTTTTGTTTCTGCAATTTGGTATTTATCCATTTTGCTTAATTTAATATTATCACCTTTTATATCTTTTCTATATCCAGCTATAAGAAATTCTGAGGTATCAGATATTAGTTCACTGCTTGATGTACTACTTGTTTTTTTTGAATCGCTATTAATATTTTGATTTATATTTAATAAAATAGTTCTTACATTATT